GTGGCGAGGAATCGGCGCAATAACCAACTATCCACCGCGAGTATTAGCAAGCTACGAGGTACTATGCGGTCGGACTACTTAGACTACGACGAGGCAATGCGGTTGTTTATCCGCGATGGAGAGATCCGGAATCTACGGGAACATACGTTAAAGTATTATCGCAATGAATTAAACACTTTCCGGAAGATGCTCGATACACAGGGCGTTACGACGTTGCCTGGCGAGATAACCGCGGAAATGATCCGCGAGCACGTTATCTTATATATGCGGAATGTACAGGAATTAAAAATTAGCACGGTCAATACTCGGCTACGAGCGATCAGGGCGTTCTTTAATTACTTATTCGATAATAATTACATCGTGACTAATCCGATGAAGAACGTAAGCCTGGTACGCGATAGGAAAGCGGTTATAGAGACGTTTACTCGCAAGCAATTGAATGACTTACTTAATGCGCCGGACTTAAAGACGTTTACAGGCTTGCGCGATTATACGTTAATGTTATTACTCGTAGAGACGGGCATACGCGCTAATGAGCTTGTAGGGCTTACGTTAAGCGATGTACGGTGGGATGATTCGACGCTATTGATCCGCAATGCAAAAGGCTACAAGCAACGCCTAGTACCGTTATCCGCGATTATGAAAGACCATTTACGGCGGTATATTTCTATTCGCGGGGGTATTCCGGACTGCGATGCGTTGTTTGTTACAATCGACGAGACTCCGCTTGCAAAGCGTCAGGTACAGAACCGCATATCCCAGTACGGTAAGGAAGCACACATAGATGGCGTAAGATGCTCGCCTCACACTTTCCGACACACTTTTTCGCGAATGAGTGTAGAGAATGGCGCTGGCATATTCGAACTGCAGGCGATACTCGGACATACTACGATGGAAATGGTAAAGACGTACGTAAACCTATTCTCGGACAACATAAAGGAAAAGCATCGTAAGTTCTCTCCGCTTAACTCCTTAAAGAAACGTAAAAACATTTAAGTCGCCACTACCGGCGGCTTTTTTATATGACGTAGAAAGTAGCGAAATGTGACGAAGTTAGGTGCGAAGTATTAATAGAATTATATAGCGGAATAGTAGACGAGTATAATACGAGAGTTTCGATGTCAATACTGTTTGGTGAGAAAACACTAGGAGTGAAAAGCATTGGAGAGAAAAAAGAGAAGAGTTGTAAAGAGAAGGTTTTTAAGTAGTAAAACTGATAATATCTCGAGAATTACAATACCAGCAGCGTTGCAAAAAATTAAGCTTATATATTATTCAGAAGGCTACCGCGATAGAACTGTAGATGATTATGAGATGTATTGGAATGAGTTTTTTACCATTATTGAAAAATATTTTATAGATGACGTAACTTCTGAAGATATCCGTACATATATTGCATATTTAAAAAGAGAAAAAGGGCTTTCGAATGTGACAATAAATATCCGTTTGACAGCTATGAGGGCTATGTTTAATCGGTTATTCCTTGAAGGCGTAATAAAAGGAGAAAATCCCGTTCTTAACATAAAGCGTTTGAAAACGGACGAGAAAGTAATTATGGGTCTAAAAGACAGTCAAATAAGGAGGTTGTTCGGTGCAATTAATAAAGAGTCCTACGCAGGTAGAAGAGACTATGTAGCTATGTTGCTAATGTTAAAAGGTGGTCTGAGAGTCAATGAAATCGATTCATTAGAAGTGGAAGATATTGATTTTGAAAGTGAAGTAATTAGATTACCTGGTGTGAAGAATAAAAACCGCAAGACAAGAATAGTTCCGCTTTCAAAAAAAGTATCGGATGAATTAAAAATGTTAACTACAAAGAATAAACAGTATTTTGGGGATGAAGCTAAATACGTCTTTGTTACAAATGTCGGAAATCCGCTGCTACCTGATTATCTGCGTAAGAACATGTATAAATACGCAAACAAGGCAGGGTTAGTGGGTGAATGCAAGGTAAGTCCGCACAAGCTAAGGCATAATTTCGCAATCAACTTCCTAAAGAATGGCGGAGACATACGCGCGCTGCAATTGATTATGGGACACGCTGATCTATCTACAACGCAAGTCTACTTAAAGTACGACGAAGAAGAGATAAAAGAGCGATTTAACCAAGTTGAAGAGAATGACGACCTAGACGTATAATAAAAAGCCTCCACGCAATCGGAGGCTTAATTAACTAACGTCTCTGTGTTTTTCGGTTTCTTGTATTGCTCTCGTAATATTGCCTAATTTCTCATTAAGAACGTGTTCTTGGTCCAGAACGGTAGTTATTAATTTCGCAAAACCCAAGAAAAATAATCCCACTACGGATCCGCCGAAAAGTATGCTTAATGCAAACGTTAACTGCGCGTAGTATAACGAAGCAACGGCTTGATACTCCGCTTGTGCCAGCGAGTTAGTTGAAAGACTTTCCGCAATCTCCTTCGCTCTATCGAACGACTCTTTATCAATTGAAAAGAATAGGTATCCCCCTACAAGTATTCCTCCCAATAAAGCGATGGCTCCAAACCAACCAATTACTTTTTCAATACCTTCCATAAACCCAACCCCTTATATCCCATTTCTTTTAGTATATTCTTTGGGATTTTACAATACAACCCATATTTGTATTTCGATGTCTATTTCGATAACTTCGTAAATTACGTGTAATTCCGCTCCATATCGCCCAGCTGTCGCACCACCCACGTAATATCACTCACCGCATCCTCGCGACTATATACTTCATCCTCCGCAAGCATCGTGGCGGTACTTAACAGGCGCCGCTTTAATTCTACTATACGCAGCTTATCCGCTAACATCCGAAGTACCTATCCGGTAATTTCTTTCCTAACTTCGCCAGCCCTTTATTAATCTTCGCAATAGTATCGTGCTTCGGCTCGTAATCATCATCGTTACATAACCGCGATACAGTCCCGCGACTTAGCCTCGCCTCTTCCTCGAGCTCTATTTGCGATATTCCCTCGCGATCCATCCACTTGCCGAATTTACTCCTGCGTTTACCTAGTCCGAGCATTGCCGGCACCTCCTAGCGCTTAATAGCACTAGCCTCGTCCAAAAAGTCATTTTTTAAACCTTGCGCAACTTTTTGACATAATGACCAAGCCGGCTACAATACGCTTTACCATACCGAGTAAATGTCGCATTGACTATTCGCGAACAACCTACGAGTTGAATTTCTAATACTGACCGCCAACTCGCCACAATAAAGCGCATCGCATCAAGGAGGGCAGCCGATTATTTACGTCGGGTAGCTCGGGACTATCTTACGATAAGAAAGGGGTGGCGCTATTGTTTACAACAATCTTAATGGCCGGAGTTCTTGTGTGTACGTACGGGTATCAAAACGGTTACGGAAGCAACGATCATGTGCGCATTCAGCGGATTGCAGACAACGCCGGGCTAGTGGCTCGCGATGGTAAAAAGATTCGCATTCACCGCAAGAGCAAGCGCGAGGGTTATATGGAATATGCGTATCAGTTACCCGACGGACTTTCCTCGCAAATGTTCCGCGATAAGCTAGACCGATTCCAGGACGGCTTAAACGTCAAACGGTCGGTGCTAGACGTTAGCCTGGGCGACTTAAAGACGATTAACTGGCACGGTGACATATTGGCGGAAATAAAGGCGCTTATAGCCCGCAAACGAAAACAGCGGAAGGAGGTCGAACTAGACTTTGACGGAATGCTAATATTTCGCGTGTATGAGGAAGCCCTGCCGGAGTATTGCGAGTTTACTGAGGCAGACTTAAACCGCGTCAAAGGTTGGCAGGTGCCGGTCGGAGTATCGCGCAAGAAGTATCTCACGCATGACTTTGATAAGATACCGCATTTAATCGTAGCTGGCACGACTGACTTCGGCAAAAGTAACTGGCTTAAATCGACGATAACAACGCTCATACATCGCAAGTCGGATCATGCTACGTTTACCCTAATCGACCTAAAAGGCGGCCTGTCATTCAATCGGTTTCGCGATGTAAAGCAAGTCGAGCCTATCGCAAAGTCGCCAAAGGAGGCGCTAGAGGCTTTACAGGCGGTGCAAGAACGTATGAACGGCACAATGGATTATCTTATCGCGCATAACTATGAGGACGTCAAAGAGGCGGGCTTGCATGACCGACATTTCATCGTAATAGACGAGGCGGCCGACATTGCCGATCATAAGTGTTGCGTCGACATAATTAAGGACATCGCTAGGCGTGGTAGGGCGGCAGGCTATCGGCTGATTTATAGCACGCAATATCCGACTGCTCAAACGGTAGATAGTCAGGTTAAGCGGAATTGTCTGGCGCGATTATGCTTCGTGCTCGATACTGCAATAGCAAGTACGGTCGTGCTCGATCAGGCGGGCGCCGAGTCGTTGCCTCTTATTAAAGGGCGCGCAATCTATAAGACGGTCAAATGTACGGAAGTCCAAACGCCTTACATTGCGAATGATTTTATCAATACGACGATTCATCCACATATTAACATCCGTCCAAGAAAGGAGCCGGCACATGCGAAAACAAATCAACCGCCAGCAACGGGAGGAACGAATACTCTTGTCATTGAAGAAGTGTGATTATCTAACGCGTAGTCAATTGCAAGTTATGCACAGCCTCGGAAGCGCACGGAACGCCTCGAGGGTCATGCAGCAGTTGGGCGAGTATGTTAGTAGTTTCCGCGATAGTGAAGCCGTGTACTACTTAAACGGGGAAGGTCGCGAACGTGTGGGTGCCAAGAAAGTCCGCAAGAAATCCACCACGGCGCAACATTACATCATGCGGAATGCGGTCTATATTGCGTTTGGTTGTCCGGCTACTTGGCGGAATGAAATGCGGTTAGGTGTAAAGGGTAAAGTAAACGTCATTTGCGATGCTTATTTCGTGAGAGAAAAGCGGTATTACATTGTCGAGGTTGATAATACGCAGAAAATGGCAAAGAACCGAAGCAAGGTCGAACGATACCGCAAATTAATCAGCCTGGGCGTATTTGAGCAACCGCCGCAATTTATATGGATCACAACGACCGAATATCGCCGCAAGCAACTGCTGGCATTATGCGAGGGGCTAGACGTAAAGGTATTTACCGCGAAAGATTTCATCTAAGAAAAGGGGCGATGGCGATGTTTTTTCAACCGAAAATTCAAACGGTCGGATCAATCGGAGAGTTTATGCGGAATGAGTCGCGCGAGTTAAAACGCGAGGTAGAACGAATCAATAAAAAAGCAGCCGCGGTTGGCTTAAAGGCGTTCGTGACAACGCTTGCCGGTGCGACTGCAATCGGGTTAACTACGGTTACTAATTATGCTTATGCGGAAGGGCCTGCCGGTTATGTCAAAGGAAAGGCGAAAGAGCAAATCGTTGAGGCGTTTATGCCGCTTGTGGATATGATACAGGCGCTTAGTTATCCGGTGGCGCTCGTGATGCTGACGGGTGGGGCGCTGATGTTTATGATAAATCAGAAGGATCGCGGTATCGGGCTAATACAGAATGCGAGTATAGGTTATATCCTCGTGCAGCTTATGCCACTATTGATGGAGTTGCTAGTCGGAATAGGGAAGACGGTCGGGTTTGCGATGCTACTATAAAATAAAAAAAGCGCTCGAGTGCGTTACTCGGCGCTTTTCTTCGTTCGGGCATCGTATTTAAAAACATCTTCAATCGTAAATTTTCTACTTAAACCCTTTTCGAAACCTTGCCTGTTAAGCGTGTCTATTATCGTTTGTAGTGTCTCGAAGTGTACAGTACGTGAATCTCCACTATAAAGATCGTTTATACTTCCAGGCCTAACCTTGGCCTCAACTGCTAAACCGTTTCTTGTCATATTCAATTCTTCAAGTGTTTTAGGTAAAACAGGTGTGAACCCTGAATCTTTCATAGCCTTAAATCCTTTGTTTGTCATTGTTACTCCTCCTTTTCTACATTTTAAATTATATATGAAAAAAATATTAAAGTAAACGCTTGACGTTAAACTTTCTTAGTGGTATATTTAACGTACAAAGTAAAACTAACAAAGCAAAGGAGGTGCAAAATTGCTTTTCAAAAAGGTACAAGCGTACTACATCGGCGAGGATGGTCTTGGTCAATTTGCAGAACGCAAAGAAGGATTACTGATCGCGCAAAACGTATTTATGCACGCCGACGGCGACGAGTTGAAAGTTGAACGATTTAACCCGACCGGAAACACTATTCTAATCGGGATCGGCGCATCAGAACTAATGAGTGCGCAAGAAATTGTAAGTTGCTTTGCGGAAATAAAAAAGGACGGCCACTGCTGCGAACAGTAACCGCCCAACTACTAAATACGAACTGGAGTTGAGTATATCATGAAAATTGAAAATAAAAAAGTTGTAGCTGTCGTGCTTGAAGTTGAAATAAACGTACCGGAATTCTATAAGAGCACTCGCATCGGAGAAACAGCGCTTTACTTCACGGAAATCGAGGGACAAGCAATCGTCGGCACGCTAATGCCGAGCAATAAGCACCGCGGCTATTACGAGCTACTAAACGACCTATTCGCGCTCGAGTTGAACGAAGAAACGCGCAACCTTGTCAGTGATCCCAAGTTAAGCGCGGTGGAATTACTGGCGCTAATGGAACGCTACCAGGAGCAACTCGGCTGATGTACGACTACACTTGGCTGGTATTACTTGTTCAAGCTGGCGCAATGGTCGGTTATTGCGTCGTGCTATGGCGGTCATTGGATTCGGACGGTGAAGCGGAATGAGTTACGGCGAACGTTATTATACGCAAATAAAACAGTTGCAGTCGGAATCATTGGAAGTATTCGATACATTACGCGGTCTAGTGTCCGAATTAGATCGGCGCTTGGCGGACATCTACCATGCAATCGAAGTTCTGGACGATGTAGAAAGCGCGGAAGGCATAAAGGCGATGCACGATTTAAAGGAAACGCTAACCTATCGCCGGATCGCGAAAGAAGAAGTCCGCACATTATCGCCTATCTACTGTTTATTTAATGATAGCGGCGAAAAGCTGGACGAGCGTTACGGCAGGGCATCGCGCGGTAGTACCCGTATTAAGCGGCAACTTAATGCGAAAATGACTATCGAGGAAGTGTTTGAGGCGTTGAACGTGTAGAAAGGCGATAGCATTCGGCAGGATCGGCGAGATAGGCTCTCGTGCGATCCCAGATTAATGGCAGACGGTACATTGTGGAGCGCCCCAGGCGGCAACCTGCGCGTTGTGCGGTGTACCGTGACTGCTGGCGAAAAAATTCGTGGATTTGTGTAGATGGCGATTGAATTTCGTATAATCTAGTGCGCGAGGTTGTCGCGAGAAACGTACATTATTATGAGAGGCGAAAAAAGTTTACGCGCTTTTGTGTAGACGGGCGGACTTCGCCATATGATGACGTGAAGGGTGCGACGATAGTCGGTCTTGGGCGTATTATGGAGTAGGACGAAAACATTCCGATGAGGGTGAACGGTGCTGGAGGTTTGTACGATTAAAAATATAAATGAAAAGGGAGAGATTGAGATGAGAAAAAATGAATTCACTGAGGCAAGCATGAACAAATTGAAAACAGAGGTTCTTATTAAACACGGATATTTGGAACAGGGCCAGAATTACGGGGAGGAGGAAGTTCTGTATGTTCTTCATGAATCGGAGTTTCTAAGAGAGGTCATTATCGATTTGAAATTTACAAAAGTCGATACAGAGTTTTTAAGTGAGGTAACCGGGGTGAGCGCAACTGTATTCGAAAATTTATATGAATTAGAAGATAGGGTTACTATATCTCCGGACTATGAGAACGTTGTATCAATCATCCGTGCTACATGCGGGGTGGTACAGTTCGCGAAATTAGCGTTAGATTATTATGGAATATACTATTTTGTCGGTATAAGCCAAGCTATAGATGATATGGAGGATTTAGGAGACGGATTTTATAAGTTTTATGTTTGTTAACTAAACGCCCGGCGAAAGTCGGGTTTTTATTTAAATAGAAGGAGGAAGAAACGATGACCCACCGCACTAAAGTCGTACCAAACGACAAACAGGCGCTACTCGACGGAAAGAATTACGAAATGTATAATCTCGATCTCATGCGCAAAGTGTTTCCGAGAATAATTGCCGAACATGACACTGCGCACAATCGGGTTCAACGTAAGCCACAAATCCGCGACGTTATCGCACTATACTTTTATCTGCTTTCATATGTAGACGGTAAGCATACGAGAGAGGACGGAACAAAAAGCGATAGGTTCGGTGCTAGTTTTCCGTCGCATGAAAAGATCAGCGCCGATTTAGGTATCGCTGCAAAACGAATAAAGCCGCTGGTTGATGTCTTAGAGGCAAACGGGTTAGTCCGAACTAAATTAAAGTGGAACGGAAAATGGTATTACGTTTCATTCTGTCCGCGAATAACGGATGAGGGCTATTTGGTGAATGCTGACGGTGAAAAGGTGGTGCCGGATAATTTCATGTATTTAGCGAGATAGGCATTAGAGGTCAATCTCGAGATAGGCATTAGATGACCGCTCCGAGATTGATATTAGAGGTCTATCTAAACATATCAATATAAAGATACCAACGTAAACATACCAACAAGTAATTGCGCGTTATTCGCTATCGCTCATAACCGCGCTGCCGTTTAAAAACAAAAGATAATATCGTAGTTTAAAAGATTGCGCGGTAAATGATAGAAGAATAATAGACTGATATTGCGAAGGAGTGAAAGGAATGGATGATAAAAAGTTTGAAAAATTAATGTACGGATTATTAAAGGACGCTTCAAGAATTAGCTTTATTGACTTCCTTGAAACATGGGATATTACCGAACAAGAATATGATGAAATTAAAAAACATTTGGAATCTACCTACAATATTAAGTTATACCTTTAATACACATTCAGACCTTACCATGAGTCAATTAATGAAGAACAGGAAATCTACGCCACACGAAGCGTCGTGTACGAATCGCGCGAATGGTTGTAGGAAGTCAGTCTCGTAGTAGATGTGATAGGTTACGAAATGATAGCCGCGGTTTATAAGTATATTAAAATACCATAATTTTATTATTTCCCGAATTAAACGGAGGAGGAATCGAATATGAACGTAAAATATAGCATTCAAATGGACGCTTATTATATTTGCGACGAGGAGGGAGAAAGGTGCTCGGATTTTTTCGTGGAAAAAGATACAGCGCAAGAATTCTTAGCTACTGCGATAAAACTAGCGGAAGCAGGTAATTGCGAAGAGGGAGGAATGGAAAATGAACGAACTACAGAACGTATTTAATTACGCGGGATTAGAAATTAGGACGGTAACAAAGGAAGGTCAGCCGTGGTTTGTTGCGAAAGATGTATCGGATGTACTCGGTTTTAGAATGGCAAGCGACATGGCGCGCTCTCTAGACGAGGACGAAAAGGGTACGCATACTATACAGACCCATGGCGGGAATCAATCTTTAACCGTAATTAGTGAGTCGGGACTATACTCGGCAATATTGAAAAGCCGCAAGCCGGAAGCTCGCCAATTCAAGCGCTGGATCACGCACGAAGTATTGCCAGCCATTCGTAAAACCGGAGGCTATGTCGCAAACGATGAACTATTCGTCGACACTTACTTACCTTTCGCGGATGAGCAAACGAAGTTACTTTTCAGCGCGACATTGGAAACTGTACGGAAGCAGAACGATTTAATTACGACAATGAAGCCGAAGGTTGAGCAACACGATCGTTTTATGGCTGCAGTGAACGCGCAGAACCTCGACAGCGTGGCGAAGTCGTTAGGTGTGGGGCGCAATAAACTAATCGCTTTTCTTCGTGCTGTAGGCGTTTTTACAAAACGAGGACGTCCGCTGCCAAAACAGCAACATATTAACGAAGGATATTTCGAAGTTAAGCAATCAACGTCCGCTTTCGGTTATCATAACTCGAGTCAAACGTATGTTACTGCGAAAGGAATCGAACGAATAGACAAGGCATTGGAGCATTACGGCGGAGCGAATAAGCTGAACGCGATGAAAGTTTCAGAGATTGAAAAAATTAAGCTTTAATCTGTTTAGAATTGGGGTGGAGGTAGTTATTTATCTCAATCTGTACTAAAAATGACTAAGTTCATCCCTAGTAGTAAGTGAGGGAGGAAGTTCCCTGGTCTTTATTTTTTGATTTGATGTTATAAAAACAACACATAAACAAGGGGGAAAAGTAATGGATGCAAAATTGTTTGCGGTGATCCGTAAGTTAGAAGGGTTAAATCAAGATGATATAGCGAAAATACTAGGTGTAAGCCAATCGTTAATCGCCAAGATAGAAAAGGGAGAGCGTTCTATTACGCACGAAGTAAGTAGGAGGTTAATAACTGAGCTTAATCTTACTCCGGAAAAGATATCCGAGATTAAAAGGTTAATAGGTTAATTTTTGTGTAAATTCTCAGGTACGCATACTTATTCATAATAATAATACCAACAAAAAGAGAGAAAGTCAAGTATTTCTAAAAACTACTTCAAAAAAAGGGGAGATTACGGTATGGAACACGCAAAATTAGACTTATATATGACGGTATTATTCGAAGCGACTGATGGAAATGTTGAATGCTCTCTTAAACCGAAACACCCTAAAATCAAAAGAACCGTCCACGGGATTATTGAAGCGATGGGAAAGCGGAATAAGTTTCGTGAATTTGAAATTATCGGCGAAGCTGCATCTCGCTCATGGGAGGCATTAGAGTCGTTTAATTTAGAGGAAACAACAACGTGGGAAGCCCTATTAGACGGAACGGACGTACTTAATTTAAATCGTCTCGTAAAGTCTATCGTATTAAAACTGGAACACGAGCTTCCGCAATTAATAAATCCCAACACAAGGCGTATGTATGATCCGGAAACCGGCGGGAATATGTTTGTAACCACGGAGTTCGAATCGTTAGACAAGGCGGTATATGACGAGAGTGATCTCCAAATTGGAACGATTGGCGACGGGGTGTCGGAGTCATTCTTCGGACAGTCTCACGACTACTCAGGTTCTAATCCGTTTTTAGAGTGGTTCCGCGATAATCGCCAGGACTTCTTAACTACCCGGCAGAACGCGTTTATCGATGCTCTTTCGGTTGATACCGCAAAAGACACCGATTATGTTGAAGATTGCGACTTCCGCGAACTAGCCGGCATGGATCGCACGAATCTGACTCATTTGAAGAAACGCATATACGAGAGAACAATGAAGGCGTGGAAAGAGGGCGGCATATCACGGAGAGAAACGTATCTGCTAGGTGAGATTGCGAAATGGAAAGAGTTTATTGCTATCGGAGAATCAGACGATAATTTATCGGGCCAGAACGAAAGGTTGTCAGCCTGGATAAAGGAACAAGAAACTGAACACGGCGAGGATGCGGTTGATTTTGTTTATGACGCGATTGCTGGCAATGTAGAGGCTACGAAAGGCTTCGTGAGTTATTTAAAAGACGAGGTCGATGTAATAGATTCGAAGATTCTTTACGATATTTTCGAAGCGGTAGAGTTGCACTTGGTGAATTTAAAGGAGGAAGTTGAGGCATACGTACCTACTGCGCCAATAATGCCTAATCAAGAGGCAAAAGAGATAAATATGTTTAGGAAGAGAAGGCATAAGGAATTCACAAAAACTCAACCTACCTACGTATATAACCAAGAAGGAGAATATATAAGAACTATTGAAGCGGAAGAATCTAAAACTTACAAAATTACGAAGCTTGACACTTTCGGTATGACTCACGAGATAGAGTAAAAGTGAAAAGCTTTTTTATTTTTTTGTTTTATATGATTAAAATCGCATAAATATCCAAATTAAATTATAAATCACAAAAATAAATATGTCAATGGGCGTTTCTGAGAAAAAAAATCTCTAGAAGCGTCTTTTTTATTTTAATAAAGGGGGCTATTAGAATGGGAGAAATCAAAAAGGTGTACGAAACAGAGGGGCAATGGTTCGCGGAAAGGTTCGACGGAGAGGTACTGCGTATTCAAAAAATACCGCGCCGAAAAAGCGTTGAGCATTACGTAGATGTGGACGGAAGCGTAATCGCTAAAAGGTGCACGAAATGTCATATGGTTAAACTTGCAACGCTGGACAATTTCCGTGCGGACTCGCGCAGGTTTATCGGCCAACAAAGTAAATGTAAAACATGCCACGCGAAAATGGACGCGATAAACAAGCAAGGCTTATCCGTTAAAGGCGGCCCAAAGAAAACGCAAAAGGCGAGAGCAACTAGGTTCTACGACGAGCAGGGCGTAGTAAGCGAAAAAGTTTGCCCGTGCTGCGGCAAGTTACGTAAACGATCATTGTACCGCGAGCACTCCGGCAATCACGACGGACTGTTTGACTACTGTCGTATTTGCGATGACGTAGCGCAACATAACAAGCGTGCAAGAGATAGAGGCTTACCGGCTACCTTAACGTGGAAAGAATGGGAAACAACGCTAAAGATATTTGGAGGCAAGTGCGCATTGACCGGGGCGGAAGCAACGATGGATCACGTAATTTCACTTTCTAGCGAGAGTAGCGGAACGACTGCCTGGAACTGCGTGCCACTTTCGCGGAGTCTTAATTGTTCAAAGGGTAGCCGCAACCTATTCGACTGGTTGGAAAAACCGCATGTGGATGCGAAGGTTGATCCGGAGTTGGTCGACAACCTACTGAGTTACTTGGCTGAAATGTGCGATTTGACTGACGCAGAGTACCGACATTTTTACAACTGGACACTTTCCGATAAAGGCGCAGATTACATTAAAACCGGACTATCTTCGTTAGAATATTATAAAATGTTCGTGAAACAAGTGCAGAAACAGTCCGAAATTGCCTAGAAATGACTAACTTCACACCTAATAGTAAGTAGGCGGAAGGAACGGGTAGCAGGCATTAAAGAGTGGCCGGAGCTATCTTCCTTCCCGAAACTATACAGTGTTTTAACTAAACGAAAAGGAATGATGCGGAATGAAAGAAAAATTGACGTTTATTTATAGCCGTAGAGTGGCGCGTTACTTAATTAATGAATGCGGGCTAGACCCGATCACAGAGGCGATTCACCCTAACTCCGGCAAAATGTTTACTATGTTCGAAAAATCTCCGGCATTACAGACCGGGTTAGACGCATATAAGGCAAGCCAACCTCGCAACAATTAATCGAAGAATTAACTATTAATCGAAAAGGGATGATTTTATATGAGTAAAAAATACTATAACCATATATACGAAGGCGGATTTGTCCGCTATGAGAACGAGGTTGCGCTGTACACGATAACTGGTCACGCCAAAAAGAAGGACCGCGAGTCGTGGATGCCTGCCGCCCATACTTACGCCGATTACAAGGTAACAAGCGCATCGTTGGACGTGTTCAGAGCGATATTTCAGCACCGCAATACGAACAAGGAACATCGCCACTACCACAAGGCTTGGCCGTCACAAAGGCGCCTGCAAGTCGAGCTAGTAATGGCGGATAAGACGTTGGCGAAACACATAGCGGTACTGGAAAACGTGGGGCTGCTTAAAGTCGACCGTTTATACCGCAATAACCGACCCTTTCACGTTTACTCGTTTCCGAAGCCAGCAACGGTTGGAGAATTCAAAGCGAAGTTTCCGATTGCTTGTCGCGAATATGAACGTAAGATGTCCGCGTTAGATGCGATTCGCGGAGAGGAGCAGGCGTTGGAAAGCGAGTTAGTCGACTGGTTTTAGTTGGTGTTCGTAAAATTTACGTTCAGGTAATCGTAAAAATTACGTTCAGCTATTCGTAAAATTTACGTAGTACTAAGAACTATATTACTAAGAACTAAGGCACTAAGAATATATAAGTAATTGCGGGTTATAGAAGAGCACTATAACCGCGCTGCCCTTTAATATAAAAGATAATATCGTTCCATAAAAGATTGCGCGGTAAAGGATAAAAGAATGAGAGGAGCTGCATTGCGATGGAGAATAAGATAAAGTTCAACAAAGTTACTAAAAAATATGTACTTGAGTTTGACGAAATGCCGGAAGTGGTTTTCTACGGATCTATTAAAGAATCAGAATCATTCGAGGGTAACATTTTGTGTAAAGGAATAGCTCCGAAGAAATGGGAGCATAACGTAAGTGTATCTCTTCGAAATAAACCGTTTGTAAATTATGACGTTAAATTCACCGCTGAATTAAATAAGAGCGAGGTGCAATAGCGATGGGATTAAAACGACTGGAAGCCGAGCACATGCTCGCAATTAAATACCTGGCGCTGCCGAAACGCGGCGGACTGACATACGAACAAATCGCCAAGGAATGCGGAGTGCATTCGAACTCAATACTTAACTGGCGCAAGGACGAACTGTTTACGCGAGAACTAAAGCGCGAAATGGTACGGAACACTCAGGAACGACTGCCGGATATGATGAACGCGCTGATTGATAACGCGATTAAAGAAGGAAACGCAGCGGCGGCTAAGCTGATTATGCAAGCGAATGACATGCTGACTGATCGCGTAGAGGTTTCGCAGACGACCGGAAACGAGAAAGACATCGATGAAATCAAGGCGCGGTTGGAGCGTTATAGGAACGAATCCACAACGGAGTAGGTTGCGGAAATTTATATGAAGAAACTCGGTTAGTAGGACTATTTGCGGATGGGTTACGTTGTGAAACGAGGCATTTACATCGGCTGCGGATGCCTAGCGCACGCCCCTCGAAAACTTTTCAAAAAGAAAGAAGCCATCCGTCAAAGAATCGGATCAGCCTCGAGTTTGCCGTAATATAAATCAGCGCGTTCTAGCGCCCGTTTAACTTGCATTTGCGTAAAGGACTTACCGTTCTGTGTCGTGTACCCTTCGTCGTTTAGACGGTCAGCTACGGCCTGCAACGTCAACCCTTCGTCTTTAAGAGCGAATAGGCGCCGGACTGTTGCCGCCTTAGCATCGTTGATATGCAGTCGCTTGCTACCTTTTTGCGCGGTATATCCTAGCGGAGCACGGCCGCCAGCAAAGCCGCCCTGCTTACGTTTATATGCGCGTGCAGTAGCCAGACGTTGAGAGATGCGTTGTTTCTCGAATTCGGCAAATGCGCCCATCATTTGGCGCATGAGAGCCATTTCCGGCGTGCTACCGTTGAATGGTTCGCGCACCGACTCTAGGGATACGCCCTTGACGGTTAGCTCCTTTTCGATGAATAGCTGGCCGTATAGGTCGCGGCTTATTCTATCGTACTTAGGGACGATTACCTTCGCGATGTCCTTTAGTTCCAGCAATAGGCGGTTAAGTCCTGGGCGGTCTAGCGTAGAGCCTGACACGCCTTCGTCGGCGTAGATGTCTATTAGTTCGTAGCCATGGTCGTGGCAGTACCTAGCCACCTCGTCGCGCTGTACAGGTAGACCGTACCTATCAGCGCTTGCTTGTTCGTTTGTTGAAACGCGAATGTAGCCAACAACTTTTATCACAATCGATTCACAACCTTTCGTTATGAAAAACGTTTGTTAAAAGAAACGTTATTTATACGTTCAATTGTAAATCTTTTCTATGTATAATACAACAAAAAAGTTTATTTTCTCTATAAAAGGAAACGTGAAGAGGGGTACCCCATGGGAGCACCCTTTGTCCACCCCGAATCTAGCGTGAAATAAATCCGAATATAAAAATTTATTTTTGGGTTTCCAATTAAAGGGTATTTCGCGTCCTCTGTCGAATGTTTTCGAAAAAGGAGGTGAAATTTCGTGAATCTACATGAACTAGGAGTTTTCAAAAGCGAGATAAAGTACCAGTGTAAGTTTGCGTTTATTGCCGTTGAAAATATGAATATGTTTCTAACTAATTCCGGAGAGGAAAATTTTTCGATCGACTTCTTTTGGTATAATGTTCAGAGTTTCTTAGTGGCATCTGCAAATATTTCAAAGTTACTTTGGAACTCGGAGAAAGCAGCCCCAGAAATGTCTAAGCGAATAAGAGCAGATTTGGAGGTAGAGGATGCTTCCCCATTAAGATCGAGAAGATTTAGAAATCTTTTTGAGCACTACGATGAACAAATCACCAAATGGATGAAGAATTCCAAAAGTAAGAATTACATATCTTCCAATGTGGGACCAAGAGGATATATTTCTGGCGTTGACTCGATGGATATGTTTAGGAATTTTTATAGCGACGAGAATGTTCTTACCTTTAGGGGTGAAGAATACAAATTACAGCCAGTAATTGATGAAATATATAGGATTTACATGAAATTAGATTGATAACCGGGTGCTGTGATAGCGAGGCTCACAGTTAAATGAGGCGTAAATGAGGAACTAACAGCCCGGTCATATATGTGAAACAAAGGCACTCCTTTCGTTGGGTGTCTTTTTTGTTTGCGCTGATAACGAATGCCTTACGCTATCATCTGAACTATATCTATATTAAATTTCACGGAAAGGAGGCGGTCGTCATCGCATGGGTTAATAATCGTTGGCTATCTCGCAAGGAACGCGAAGAACTGATCGAACAAACGTCGCAACTTGTCGAGGCAATGCTACAAACGGAATTGAAACGCGGCTTGTTAACGTCAGAGTACGAAGAATTGGACGAACTGATTAGCGAATTGGAACATCTGCGCAGAATCAATCGCGCGGAATCGAACTTATTATACTTTGCGCATGAATACTTTTCCGAAGCACGCAATCCTGGCAACGCCGGCAATTGGGACGGATTTGACCTTGATTCGGTTGACGATGCGCCTCGCTTTCACCGTGAAATATGCGAAAGTATCGACGAAGTATCAAACGTCGTAAAGAACGCAAAAATAGTACGGGCAGCGCCGAGATCACACGGCAAAAGCTCGTACTTAAGTAAAGCGGCTCCTTTACGCGAAGTAGTTTTTCGTAAGCGTAAGTACATTATTTTGATTTCGGAAACGCCGTCAGTTTCCGGGCCTAACCTCGAATGGCTGGCGGGTCAGCTTAAGAGCAATGAAAAGCTGCGTAAGGACTTCGGCCCGTTGATGTCGCCTAAACAACAGCTAAACCCAAAGGACAATAGTACGGAGTTTGTTGCGTGGGAACCGTTAGGTACTGACGATAAGAAGCAATTAACGCTAGTTCAAGCGGCTTCCACCGGTCAAGCGATTCGCGGACGGAACTGGAACGGAACGCGACCGGATTTTATAATCGGAGATGATCTCGAGGATATTAAAACGAATGCAGCCACGAAAGAGCTACGCGAAAAGTTGAAAGATTGGTTTGCTCAATCGGTAATGCCATTGGGCGACGCGAAAGGCGAAAAGACAGCATTTATCGTAATGGGAACAGTCGTTCATGAGGCAAGCTTGCTAAACGACTTGCTAAGGTTTCGCGCTGATTTCAAATCGAAAAAGTACAAGGCGCTTATCGAAGAACCGGACCGTATGGACTTGTGGGAAAAATGTCGCGCAATCTATTTAAGCGATCAAATACCGGTCAACGAACGTGAAGATAAAGCAAGGGAATATTACGAAGCTAACCGTGCCGCTATGGATGAGGGCGCGGTTGTTTTATGGCCGGAAGTACAGCCGTTATGGAAACTAATGACTTGGAAATGGGCAAACGGATCAAAGGCGTTCAACACGGAATATCAGAACGAGCCTCGCGATGAAGAGTCGCAGGTTTTCGTGGCCGATTCATTCCGCTATTTTGGCGAGTCGGACATTCAGCCAAACATGCCGCTAGAGTATGCAGCGTTTTGGGACGTGGCTACCGGCAAGAGTTCACGCGCTGACTATAACGCCATTGTCACTATTGCACGCGATAGAAATACCGGAGTTATATACGTAATAGACGCATGGGCGAAGAAATGTCCGTCGCATGTTGCTTTAAACGTCGCAGTCGAGAAAATTCGACAGTTTGGTCATAACGTGTTTGCGGTGGAGACGATTGGCGCAGGTCACGATATGTACCGGCAGTTACGCGAAAAACTTTCAAAAGAACGTATTTATGGGACGAAAATTAAGCCAATATCACACCATTCATCAAATAAGGAAAAGCGAATCGAATCGCTGGAACCTTTATGTGAGAATGGTTTTTTACGTTTTATGCGCCATCACACGTTGCTCTTGGATCAACTAGAGCAGTTTCCGACCGGACAACATGACGATTTGCCGGATTCGTTGGCTGGCGCAGTCGACTTGGTTGGCGGAGTGAGACGAAGAAGAACATTCAAGTCCAAACCGTACGGATTATAAATGGGAGGTGTTAGCGTTTGAGTTTATTCAAAGTGGGCGAGTATTTTCCGCCATATGGTCATGCTGAACGAGTTGACCGTTATAGAAAAAATAAAAAGCTTTTTAAAGGCGATCATTACGCAATTTTCAATCATACAAAATTACTTGACGACCACCAACAACACGCGGTTTTTATCGCATCCAACCTACCCGGCACTATTGCGAAGAAATCTGCTGATTTCCTTTTCGGAGAAACGCCGGTATTTAGTGCAGGTAATGCGGATGATTCAAACGAACAGAAGGCTATTGAAAGATTAGTAGAGGATAACGACTTAAATATAACAAACTACGAGTCCGCCCTATCTAACGCTTATCGCGGAGATTCTTTCTATAAGATTCGATGGGGGCAGAAATACGGAGGGAAAATGTCGGCAGCAGACGATCCTTTTCGTGTCTTTATTGATGCTCAAAAAGCTGAGTACGTGTTTCCCGAAACATTGCCAGGCGACACAACTACTGTCTACGCTTATCACATTGCGTATCCGACAGTCGTAGAAGGGACAGGCGATACAGAATGGTTACTCAACGTAGAATCACATTACCCTGGAAAAATTGAGTATTCGAAGTATCTAGTTAGCCCGTTTAAGCATTCGCCTTACGAAAACGCTGTTATTGAGTGGAAGATTGAAGAGGAAATACATTCAGCAAGAAGAACAGTTCTAACGGGTGTTAAGCACCCCCTTGTCGTCCACGTTCCGAACTTTGCAACGGATGACGAATGGGAAGGTATTGACGACTTGTCCGAAAATGAATCTATCTTCGCGGAGATTGATAACCGATTAAGTAAAATCGCTGAAATCCTCGATAAACATTCCGATCCAGCAATGGCGGTACCTTCGGGAACACTAGGCGAGGATGCGTACGGAAATCCAATTTTCCACGCAGGTCGCGATAAAATATTCGAAGTTGATGGAAGAAACGAGTTAATTCCGCAGTATATTACGTGGAACGGACAGCTTGAAGCGGCTTTTAAAGAGCTCAACGTATTAGTTGACCACTTACTGACAGTTTCCGAATTACCTCCGGTTGCACTCGGAAAAGCTGATAGTGGAACGAGCGGATCGTCAGGGCTTTCTATCAAGTGGCGAATGAATAGTTTGTTAGCGAAGATTAACCGAAAACGTCAGTACTACAACAAAGGACTAAAACATGTTCTTTTGATTGCGCAATTGCTGGAGCATTCGAAGTTAAGCAAGAGCGAGCTAAACTACGAGGTAACAGTACCGAGAATTCAATTTAAAGACGGGCTTCCGGACGACGAAATGGAACAAGCGACAATAGCGCAAATTCGAACTGGCGGTAAGCCTATTCAGTCACAAATCACCGCAATTCAGGAAACGCTAGGGTTGACCGCAGAACAAGCGAAGGCAGAACTCGAGCGTATCCGCCAAGAGGAACGAGAAGATAGTTTCGTAGATGCGTCGGTGTTTAATAGAGGCGACGAGTAATGCTGAATGCGCCGGAGCCAACTTATAATCATCGCGTTAATAAACTAGTCACCGCGTATAAACAAGCCGTAACCGCCATCTTGTTAGAGTTGGAAAGCGCGGACGTTACCGACATGTCGCGTAATCAATCCGCAGCAATGTTAGCAGAAGTTTCGCAGGTATTATCCGGTCTAGACGCGGAAACGAAGGCGTGGGCAGATGAGAATATTTCGTTAGCTGCGCGAGAAGGAACCGCAAGGGCAATATTTAACCTTGGTTACACTAAAACGTTCGAAGAAGCGGTAGAGATTGCGAAGTTTAACCGGATCAACCAAAACCTTGTCGCGGCTGCAATAGCGGACACTCAGTCAGACTTATTAGCGGTAACGCAAAATATTAACCGCCGAGTGCGAGGAACTGTACGCAAAGTAGTTGCAGAATCAATGAGAGCGAATATGGCGGCTGGGCTTAACGGTAGAAAAGCGATAAAAGCCGAAATACTTAAGGGGCTTCGGAAAGAACTTGGCGATTCGGTTAATTCAGCGATTGTTGATGCAGCGGGGCGTAAGTGGAAGCCGGAAGTATATGCGGAAATGTTAACGCGAACAAAAATGCTAGAAACTTATCGGGAAGCAACGACCAACGAGGCGATATCTCGCGAAGCCTTTTACGCGGTTATCTCGAGGCATGGAGCGAAAGATGCGTGTAGGTTTCACGAAGGCCGAATCATTAAGTTAACGCCGGAAGCTCCAGGGAATTATCCAACTTACGAAGAGTTGAAAGCGTCCGGACAAATATGGCATCCGGCATGTAAGCACGTATTTTCTGTAATTAGAGACGTGGAAAAATTGCCGGACACTATTCGCCAACTTGCGGAAAAGCAGTCGGAGCTTGGCGAGAAGGCAATCAAAACTGGAAAGCGTAACCCAACAGACATCGGATAGGTGTCTTTTTATTTTGACCTGGCGAAAGTCTTGAAAAGTCGCAAATTATCGAGGCGTTGCTCGGAAAAAACGAATTAGGAGGAACTAACGATGTTACAAACTGAACCATTACGACTAGATATTCAATTTTTTGCGGAAGGCGCTGAACAAAATACGTCTGACGAGACGAAAAAAACGGAAGAGAGCGCGGCAGGGCAACACATGATTCCCAAATCTCGCTTTGATGAAGTTAATACGCGCTACAAAGACGTCCAAGCTCAACTTGCGGAATTGCAAAGTGCTAAGGAGGTCGCTGAACGCAAAGCGAAAGAGGAACAAGGTGAATTTCGTGGGCTGTACGAAACAACCTCCAAAGAATTGGACGGTTTTAAATCCCAGCTAGAGCAAGCGAACGCCAGAGCACAAGAGTTAGAATCGGTTGTTACAGGTTTACTAGATTCGAAGTTATCCGCAGTTCCTAAGGAGTTGCATGATTTAATTCCGGAAAATTTGTCACCAGAACAGAAATTAGCTTGGTTAAATCGTGCGGAAGAAAAAGGACTTTTTAAATCCAAAGTACAAGAGCCAATTGGCGAATCGACTAATGCGGCTAGCTATTCCGGGATGAGTAAGGAGAGTTTCGCAAAACTTTCGTACCAAGATAGAGCGCGTTTACTTAATGAAAACCCTGAGCTTTATAAAAGACTTAGTCGCTAAAAAATATTAAGGAGAGTGTTTTAAATGGCACAAACGAAATTAGCAAATTTAGTTAATCCTCAAGTAATGGCGGATATGATTTCCGCATCACTACCAAGCAAGATTAAGTTTTCACCGTTAGCTCGTATTGACACAACGTTAGTAGGCCAAGCAGGTGACACGGTTACGATTCCTAAGTATGGGTATATCGGCGATGCTGACGATTTAACGGAAGGCGTAGCAATGGGTACTGTTGTACTATCTACGACAACTCAAACTGTAACTATTAAGCAAGCAGGTAAGGCAGTCGAAATCACGGACAAAGCTGCTTTAGCCGGGTACGGTGATCCAGTTGGAGAAGCCGAACGTCAATTAGAAGATTCAATCGCGTCAAAAGTAGATGTTGATTCTGTCACTGCGTTAAACGGCGCTAGCTTATCTCATGACGCATCTGCTGAGTTAATCTCTTATAACAGCGTTGTTGACGGAGTAGACAAATTCGAAGAAGAGGACGATGAAGCAAAAATCCTATTCATCCATCCACTTCAAAAAGGAACGCTACGAAAAGATCCGCAATTCATTGAAAATGTGCCTAATGCATTTATGACTGGCGTTGTTGGCGAGATTGCTGGGTGCCAAGTGGTAGCTTCAAAGAAAGTCCCTTTCAATGACGTAGACGGAAAGTACACGAACTTTATCGTAAAACCAGGCGCATTAGCAATCTACCTAAAACGCGATGTAGAAGTAGAAAGTCAGCGTGATATTTTAGCGAAAACAACTGTAATCTCCGCGGATGAGCATTATGTTGCGGCATTAGAAGATGATTCTAAAGTAGTTAAGCTAATCACGAAAGCATAGTAGAGAGGGTCGCTAACCGCGGTTCTCTTTTTCTATTAAAGGAGTGATAAATCATGTTATTACGTCGCAGACACGCTAAGAAAGAACAAGAAAAACCATTAGAACAAAAGAAGGCGGAGGAAAACGCTAAACCAAAGGCGCAGCCGAAGCGAAAACCTTCCGCGAAATAATCGGGAGGTGTAACGCATGGGTTTAAGTATTTTCGAAGCGGATCAGTATATCGCAACAAACGTAATTGACATCGAAGATTGGGAAGATGCGGACGACGACAAAAAACAACGACTGTTAAATGTTGCACAAGTGACACTTACGCGAAAGTTTTCTAAGTATGTCGTTCCCGCTTCGGCTGTCTACGACTTTTCGAATGTTTTGGCAATCGCGAATAACGATACAAACCGACTGAACAATCACGGGATCGCAGGGTTTTCTATTACTGGTGTAGGTTCATTTAACTTTAAAGATACGATGAAGCGCGATTTGGAGGCATTGATACCTCAATCAACAATTGATTTGATAGGTGAGGAGAATGGTGTCAACTTGTCGCAACGTCGTGTTGGAAGGTCGGTGCGCTAATGCCAATAGTACCGATGAAACAAACGATTACCGTGCAGCGAGGCGGAGGGCTTGACGAATGGGGAAATCCAATACCTGGCGAATTAATTACGATGAATTGTCGCGTAGATGAAGGAACTCGCTTGTCTGCAAGTCGTAGCGGCGGACTCGACCGTAACGGAGAAACAGCAGTCAGTTTTGTGCGGATATTGCTTGATAAACTGGCGGACATTCGTTACGACGACATACTAACGTTTACGAACGAGTTAGGCGAAGAAATCACCGGCAAGCCAAAGGAAATAAACGTAAGGCGTAATGTCGGCGGAAAACCGATACTTACGGAGGTGAAGCTATGAGTTTCGAGTTTGACGGCGCAGATTTTCTCAAAGGACTAGGCGCAAAGGAACTGAAAACGCGAGCAGCTTCCGAATTAGGTATGCGCGATTCCACCGACGACCTTGCGTTGATTTCGCAAAACATCGCGCCGATTGACAAATCGACACTACGAAAAAGCGTTGATGTCGACAAGCGAATTACGTGGGAATCTCCTACGCGTCTGGTCGGAGAGATTGGTTTTTCTGCGGTAGAAAAGAGCGGAAACGGGCGCTTTAACTACGCGCTTTGGACGCATGAACAATCGTACAATCTCGGCGAACAGTCGGCAGCGGCGCCCGGCTATAAGGGATACTCCGTCGGCAACAAATACGTTGAACGTCCGCTTAAAGGCGAATCGCAAAAGTATCTCGGTTGGATTATGAAGGAAATCGGAAAGGGGCTCGGATTATAATGCGAATCCTCGAATTAATAACGTTTATTAGAGCGCGAGTTGCAGGCGTATATTATCCGAATAGCTTTCCGACCACTTCGCAAGATAACTGCGTATTAGTGCGATTGACTAGCGGATTTCCGACGAGTCAATGGACGGGTAAAACGCAGCCGTCGTTCCAGATACAAGTACGCGAGTCTACGCACAAACAAGGCGACTGTGAGGCAAAAGCTTACGAGATACACAATGCGCTCACTAATTTGCGAGAAGTAACAATCGGCGAAAGTTCCGTTGTGGTAATTCGCTCAATGAATAGCGTGCCGGTTTATATCGGAAATGACGACAAAGAACGACCAATATATTCGATGAATTTTGATTGCGTAGTACGTCCGTAACCAACCGGAATACTGCGCTTTTTTATTTGATAAGGGGGAAACGAAATGGCAAACGGAATTAACGTACCTATCGGGCCAGCCGTCGTTGAATACGGTGATGGCGCAGAGAAAGTAACGTTCGACATTACAAAAGGCGGAATTCAATTCCAGTCTAGTACGTCGAAACAAGATATTACGGTAGATCAATATGGCGACACGGTCGTTAAGTCAATTATGAAAGGGCGTACTGCGCAAGTAACGGTTCCATTCGCGCTGCACGACTTAGCAAGACTTTCGGAGGTTATTCCGAATAGTGATTACGTGAATGACGGAGTTAAGTCCAAAATCGTCGTTAAATCGCAAGCTGGCTTCGACATGTTATCCAACGCGAAAATGCTAATCATTAAGCCGACAGACCCGAACGCAACCGCTAACGATTGGATTACACTTCCACTGGCAGGCGCGATGGCTGATCCGGAATATACGTACGACAGCGACAATGAGCGCGTAGTAAATATCACGTTCGTAGCTTATCCTGACTTAGCGAACGACGGAACGCTTTATATTATCGGCGACGAAACTGCAATAGACGCATAAAAACTACGGGAGGCTTCGGCTTCCCTTTTTAATTTGGAGGTGCGGAAATGAATCCGTTCAAATTTAGAACCAATGACTACGAAATGTATCTCGGCGAAAAGCGAGTTTCCATAAATAAATTAACGCCCAACCGTTGGCGCACTCTTTTCGAAACCATCGACACTCTGCCCGGCTTGATTCTGCAAGTTATCGCGGCGCCCCAGGAAAATTTCCACGCATACCTAATCTCCGCATGTGAACTAGCGATGGATGAAATCGTTAAGGTTGTCGCAGTCCTGTCCGACATTGACGAGGATTATCTGAACGAACATGTCGGCGTGGACGAATTAGTAGATTACTTAACGCGCACATTTAAGCGCAATAACCTCGGCGAAACAATAAAAAACGTGAAGAGCCTTCTTCCGGGGGCAAACGCGAAGAAGGCGTAACATATACGGTTGATGATTTCCTCCTCGAAGTAGCGGTAGCGCTCGGCGTATCGCAAGTGGCGGTTGAAACGGAGTATTACATGGTCGACCTTCCGAAAGTAGTCGCGGAAAAGCGGAAGCAAGAAGCGGCGAAACTTATGCAGGACGTACACGCGCGCCTCGCTACGAATAATCGATCGCTTGATGAAACGGAGTACAAGGCGTTTATTCGCGAAGCTACGAAGGCGGTCGGAGTAAAGCAGGAAACGAATTTTAATCGCGACAAGTTCGAGCAATTGCGGGCGATGACGAGTAGTGGCGGAAATAGGACGAAGTAGAAAGGAGGGCGAATATGTCAACGACAGTGGGCGAAATAAAAGCGCGCCTCGTATTGGACTCGAAAGAGTTTAGTAACGGAATGAATAAAGCGCGCGAGGATATGAGTAAATCGTCAAAAGCGAGTCAGCGGTTTGCTAGCGACTTAGGAATCGTGCAGAAAGCTTCACTTGCGGTAGGTGCAGCGGTAATTGCCGGAATTGGAGCTAGTGTAACTGTAGCAGCCGATTTTGAACAGAGTATGGCGCGAGTGGGCGCGATTAGTAATGCGACTGGTGAAGATTTCGAGAAATTAAAAGATACCGCGAAAGATTTAGGAGCTACAACGCAGTTTAGTGCGAGTCAAGCTGCGGAGGGCATGAGCTTTTTAGCAATGGCGGGTTTTGAAGTAAACGAAATAGTTAGCGCAATGCCTTCCGTTCTAAATTTAGCGGCTGCCGCGCAAATAGACCTTGGCTCCTCTGCGGACATCGTATCGAACATTATGACTGGCTTCGGCTTAACCGCGGACGATACCGGTCACGCGGTCGACGTGCTAGTTAAAACGATGACAAGCGCAAACACGGATTTACCGCAGTTAGGTCAAGCGATGAAATACGTTGCTCCATTAGCGCAGTCTCTCGGATTATCAATCGAAGAAACGGCGGCAGCAGTCGGTAAAATGTCGGACGCAGGTATTCAAGGATCACAAGCCGGAACGGCATTACGTGCGGCATTAATTTCTCTCGCAAATCCGACCGGTCAAACGGTCAAAGCGATGGATGAACTCGGCATTAAAATAACCGATGCGGACGGCGCAATGAAACCGTTCCCCGAACTAATCGGACACATTTCCGAAAAGTTAAGCGGAATGGAAGGCGCACAGCGAACCGCCACCGTCGCTCAGTTAGTAGGTACGGAGGCAGCGTCGGGCTTTATGGCGCTACTTGAGGTCGGCGAGGAAGGTTTGCGCGATTATACGAAGGAGCTCGAAAACGCGGGCGGAACGGCTGAACGTGTGGCCAAGACGCAAATGGATACGTTGCAAGGCTCGTTTAAGGAATTCCAGTCGGCGCTTGAGGGCGTAGGTATCGCAATTGGCGAGGAGTTTCTGCCGGTATTTACGGACATCGTGCGATATGGCACGGACATTGTGCGAATGCTTGGCGAATTGAATCCTGGCGTTGCTACGACCGGTCTTAAAATGGCGGGAACGGCGGCGGCTATCGGATTAGTTACGACGACGGTACTGAAATTAGTTACCGCCATGCGCACGCTCATGTTATCAATGGGGCCGGCGGGCTGGGTTATCGCGGGGCTATCTATTATCGGCGGATTAGTTGTAGGCGTTCGCGACGAATATTCGCGCATGAACGAAGTAAACCTCGAAACAATTAACACGATGCAAGCAGAAGCAGACACTCTTTCCGCCAATATCGACGAGTACGACAACTTAAAGCTAAGATTGCGCCTAACTAGCGACGAGCTTGAGCGTTTTGTCGACATTAACTCAATTCTTGCGCAAACGGCTGATCCGGAAGTAATTGCGGCATTGACGGAAGAACAAGAAGGCTTACTGGAATCGAGCGGACTAACTAATACTGAAATGCAACGCTTTGTTGACTTAAACGGAGAGATTGCGTCAGTAGTGCCGGATTCTAACGTGCATCTGACCGAGCAGGGGAATATCTTGCTTAATAATGCGGATGCAGCGAAAGAGTTCAATAAGCAGCAATACGAAACAATCCGCTTGGAACTCGAAGCACAACAGATTCTGCTAGAAGCTAATTACGCGGATAACTTGCAGAAGCAAAAAGACTTGAAGGCGGAAATTAACAACATCCAAGACAAGCGTAATGAAATCGAAAAAAACATCGCTGCACAAGAGCAGATAATCATCGATAAAACGAAAGAACTTGCAAAAGCGAAGGACGAAGGTAATCAAGGCGTTGTTAATAACCTATCGCAAGAGCTCCACTTGGCGGAGGATATTCTGCAAGGACTAAAGGAACAGAACGCGAAAACGATGGAAAAATACCTCATAAAGAAGGACGAAATCGACGTCATTAATGAGGAACTCGGAAAGATGGACGAAGTGCGTAATAAACTTATCGACCTCGAGTTAAAACAAGCCGGTATCACCGCGGAAAAAGGTAAAGGCATCAAAGCGGTTGACGAGGAAATAGACCGCCTTAGAAAGCAGAAGATACAAATGGAGTTTTCCACGTCCGCAGCGATGAAGCAAACCGACGAGTATAAAAACGGTATAAAGCAAATTGACGGTCAAATCTCGAAGCTCGAAACGACTCGCGGAAAAGTAACCGGCATTATAAACGAAGCACGTACGATGAATGCGGAGCTCGGCAAAGCGGTCAATAAGCGTGTCAATATCACGCAATATACAAAAACAGGAGCGTCCATCTCGCAGTATCATACTGGCGGGATTATTGGTCGTGGTCAATTACCGAAGCTTCATACGGGTGGACTCGCATCGCAACTTCAAAGCGCGCCATTGCATAACGAAGTGGACGCTCGATTGCTGCGTAATGAAATGGTACTAACAGAGGCGCAACAAGCGAACCTTATGCGGATGATTGACGCGGGGCATACGAATGCTGGCGGAACAAACGGCGATTTAGTAGCTCGTATCGAGCAGTTAGTTAATGCGATTGGCTCTTCGCAAGACCGACCGATTACCGTGAAACTCGAGGCGGATGGACGCGAATTGGCGGAAGTTACTTATCCGTATATAGATTCACAATTTACAGCCGGCGCAAGGTCGACCGGACGGATTAACGGAATAAAGAGGTGATCGAATGATAACGGATGATAATTTTCAGTTGGTGGCAGAAGATGGCGCAGTATATGATATGGCGGCAGACTACGACGTACTCGTTCGGTCGCTCACCGTTCCGTCGCCAAAACTACGTTACTTTTACGAAAAGGTAGAAAGTCGCGCGGGCTATGTCGCGATAGGTAAGACGATGGATGACCGGACAATTACCGCCGAATGCTCGATGTTCGCGGTAGATAACAAAGACTACGCGCTTTTGCGCAATGAAATATATCGCTTGTTTTTGACGCATGAAAAAGTATATCTTGTCACCGCAAAAGAGCCGGGCAAACGCTTTTTAGTAAACTTGGCGAACGAATTGTCGATGTCGCGGCTAGGTTCTTACGGGCAGTTTTCGCTGACGCTAGATTGTCCGACACCGTTCGCAGAATCGACCGGCACGACCGCCGACCCGCTAACATTTGACGCGGAACTATGGCAACTCGGGCAAGGGTTAACGGCGGACGACGTAGCATACACGCATAGCACGGCGCAATTTCAGATTTACAATGCGGGCGACATTGCGATTGATCCGCGCGAGCTACCGCTTAAAATAACGTTCACGGGCGCCAGCACCAACTTGCGAATCCGCAATCTAACGACGGGCGACGATTGGCAATATACCGGAACGACGAACGCGGGCCAGTCGGTAGTGCTTGACGGCGTGCGGGCGACAAAAAACGGCTTGTCGGTATTCGGCGCGACTAATCGCAAGGTGCTGACTATTGCGCCAGGCTTAAATGATTTCGAAATAACGGGAGCGAGCGGCAGTTTTACTATTGCGTTCGGCTTCCGTTTTTATTATGTGTAAAAGGAGGCGGACAAATGGCGAATTTTAAAAACTTGGGCGTTGCGTTCAACCGCCTATTCCGCAATGACTTAAACGCCAACTTTGACGAAGCAAAGCGCGAATTAAACGTGCAAAAAGGACGCGTCGATAACTTAATCGTAAACGCTCCGCAGCCGAGCGAGGTTGTGGATATTCGCGTAGATGAGGACGGAGTAGAGCACGCGACGGCGCGAGATAGAATTGCGTCGGACGGGGCAAAGGTGGCGGAACAGTTTGCGGACGTGGGTGCGCAATTGGAACAAAACGAACTGCAAATCGGGGTTGTCGCCACCGACTTAGAGCAACGATCAGTTAATGTGAAGATGTTAGGAGCAGTAGGAGATGAAATTGCGGATGATACTAACGCCTTTCAAACCGCATTTAATTTAGCGAAGGTGTCTCCGATTCGTGTTTTTGTACCAAAAGGCAGGTATAAGCTAACACAAAGATTAAGTATTTTTTCAAACACACAAATAGATATGCAAGAAGGGGCGGTATTGGTTCGTCATCACAACACTTCCATTATAATGAATGGAGAAGTTGGCGATGAGTATTATGGATATGACGGAAACGGAAATATCGCCATAACAGGTGGGGCTTTCGATGGAAATGTTGGGATGTTTAATGCTAATGGATTCAATCACATCGAACTAAATCACGGGACTACATTCCGTTTTAGAGACATCACATTTAAGGATACGCTGAATGCGCACGCTTTTGATTTAAATGGATTGCGTGATGTAATCATTGAAGGATGCAGATTCTTAGGATTTCAGGACTTAACGAACGGTAGTCGAGATTTCTCAGAAGCTATCCAAATATCTCGTTCTACTCAGGGAGGTTTCCATCCGTTTGGTGCGTACGACCACACACCGTGCCGTGATATCACTGTGAGGAGTTGCTATTTTGGAGGTAGCGATACACCGAACATGCAACCTTGGGCAGTTGGCGTTGGAGAGCACGGAGCCACTTATGATATTTTTTCAGAGAATATCCATGTTATTGGTAATACCTTCGAAGGTTGTACTTATGCAGGTATAAGGTGTATGAAATTTAATGATGTGTTTATAACAAACAATTTGTTTTTAAATACGAGGTCAGGGATAGCTTTATCCAATACCGCGCCAAACACAAATTCTTCTAAAGATGTAAATGGAGTTGAGCGGGGGGCGCAATCAGGGAAAAATTACACCATATCCCACAACATTTTTCGCAATGTCGAGTCTGATATAATTTACGCAGCAGGGCAAACAAACACTCCGGATAACGTAAAGAAACTAACAAATGTAATTATTGTTGGTAATGTAGTAGATAATCCATCAAATTCTAACACCGCTTCATTTAGGCTACGTTGGATTGATGGTTTGTTTGTGGCGAACAATCGTATAAAAGGTTTAAATCGCGGGTTTGAAAATTGGTATCTTTCTAATGTAAAAATCAACAACAACCTCATTTCTGATTGTCAATTGGAGGGAATATATTTCACCGAACCCGAAACCAGCTTTCGTAATCTAAATCATACGAAAGATATTGAAATAACTAACAATACCATTAGAGATACTCGTAGGTCTGGGGTATTTTTAGAGTGGGCGAATGGGTTTAAAGTTAATGAGAACCAACTAGAAAACACAGGAAGTGAAACAGATAACACTAGAGTAGCGATTAATATTGCGTCTTCTTCACAAAACGGCGTTCTGCGCGGGAATAAAAATCGGTCTGGAAGTAATCGGAACAGTCATGGTATAGGTGTGACAGGTACTTGTGTTAATATTCAAGTGCATGACAACGATTTGGAGGGAGCAACAGGTCGAATTAATTTAGCATCCGTACCCACGATTTTTGAAGGATATTACACATACGCGCCAAACGGTACTAGATACAGAGTGACCATAAACAACTCCGGAGCGCCAGTATATACCCAAGCATAAAAACAGCAACCAATTAACGGTTGCTGTTTACTAATTCTAAAACACGGTCTAATTTTTTGTGTATTTCGTTAATTTCCTTAATGATAGACTCATTGGAATTTAAAGATATTTCATTTTTTCCTGTAATAACATGAAGCTTTTTAAGGAAATCGTAGTAAAATTCTTTGTTGAAGTGCAAGAAAAATCTGCCCCAAGGGTGATTATCAACTAATCTGTAATCACCTTTAGTCATATCTAAAGTAATTACTTCGTATTTACTTGATATGTATGATTCCATTTCTCTTACTAGATTATTGATTAATTCAACATCGATAGCTCTATAATTACCCGTTTGACTTAATCTAATAGTCTGATTGTCTTTTGTAATAAGAGTATCCATAAAATCATTTATATTTATAACAATTTTACAGTTAGGCAAGTTTTGCTTCAAAAATACAAAGAGTTTATCTACACTTTCTCTCCATAATGTCATATAGCTTTCTTTGTCGGACTCCAAATCAAATTGCTTAACTTGGGTTTTTATTGCTTTATAGTAGTCCGTTTTCCACAATTTATTACGATTGTTGGTGAGATATTGGTTTTCGCCAACTTGAATACAACCGTAATAAACGTCACCAAAGAAATCTAAAATTAGATACTCAGGCTTTCTGTCTACTAAGTTAGTAAGAAATTCTTTAGTGAATTCAGTTTTTATTTGCCAAGTGTCGTAAGGTCTGCTTAGTGTGGTATCTTGTGGGTTATATGGTATAGGTTCTGACATCAAACTTATTAGTGATGCTTGGTTCTGATGCACAATGCAATCGTACTGACTTTTGTAATTCGGATTAAAAGTAGAATTGAAATTGTCGCGAGTGACACAAGACCCCAGCACGCCAATTTTCGTTATATTTGACATTTTTTTGTTCCCCCTCTATATGGATAATAACAAAGAGATATATAGATGGCAATTAGATAATTGAAAGAGATTTCTTAACGAGAAACACGAAACCAACTCGCAATCAGGCATCGCCACCATCGGCGGTGTCTTTTTTGCGTATAAAAACGCACATAAAAACGGAAAGGAGGCGGTACTTTGCTAACGATAACGGACTTACTCGGCAATACCGAAGCCCTCACCGACTATAAAGACCTCGCCATCAAGCGCCGCATAAACGGCGAGCGGTCGCTATCCTTCTTACTTATCGCGACTGACCGCAACGCGCACGCATTCGATTTAGTCTCCGAGGAATCTATCGCGGAGTATAACGACGTGCAATACCGCATCAAGCTCGTCGAGGAACGCAATCTCGGCAATCGATCGGTAAAGCGCGTGCAGGCGCATCACGTATTCTTCGACTTAATCGACGTTCACAAATACGAAACGTTTAGCGGTCAGCGTACGCTCGGCAATATCTTAAATTGGACGCTAGCCGACACGGGCTACTCGCATACAGTCATCGGCACATTCGCGTCGCAAGAATTCGAAAACTTCGGCGACGATAACGTGCTGGCGCTCTTGCAAACGATACTCACTCGCTACGGCGCGGAAATACAAATCGCTGGCACGCATCTTACTTTTCGCGCGAAGATAGGCGTTACGACCGACATGCAGTTACGCTACCGCCACAACGTCAAAACGATAAGCAAAAGCATTGATTCCTCGAAGCTATCCACGTATATTCGCGGATATGGGGCGGAAGGTATCGAGGCGGAATATACGAGTTCTAACGCGGAAATCTTCGGCATTCGCGACGCAAAGCCGGTGCGTGACGAAAGGTACACGACAGAGGCGGGCTTGCTCGAACGCCTGCAGCGCGACCTAATCGACGAGCCAGAACTAAGCATCACGGCAGAATACGCGGAACTGAAACGCGCGGGCTTCACGTATGAGCAATTCGATTTGGGCGACGAAATCTACGTTATCTACGAACCGATGGGCGTGGACGTAATGGCGCGCATTGTGGAGTACGAAGAGTATCCGGAACAGCCCGACGCAACGAGAATCACGCTTGCCAACTTTCGCAAAAATGCTAGCGATATTTTAGCGGACTTTGGGCGCGTAAGCAAGGACGTAGCGGACTTATTCGAAGGCAAGAAGCGCCTACCATACAACGCGCTAGACGAAGCGGTCAGGCGAGCGACAGAGGCGCTACAAAGCGCGCAGACGGAGCTCGAATTCGAAAACGGCATAATCGCGCGCAGTAAAATAAATCCGAATCACCTCGTGCTATTTAATTCGGCGGGCGTGGGCGTGAGTGTCGACGGCGGTCAAACGTTCCGCACGGCGATGACTGGCGAAGGATTTGTGGCGGATTTAATTACGACCGGCACGATGTTGGCTGACCGCATACAAGGCGGTCTTTTTACGTTGGGCGGGCCGGCGAACGGTAACGGACGTATGCAGGTGCTTGACGCGGACGGCGAGTTGATTGCGGACTTAGATGCGGAGCAGCGCGGATTTAGCGGCGATTTGTACGTGCAAAATCTTATTTCGCCTACCGTCGTCAATTACGGGTCGAGCGATTTGACGTTTTACGTGTCAGACCAAAACGAGCCGAACGATAACAACGACGGTCTTACTTGGTCCACGCCACTCGCGACTATTAACGAAGCATTAAGGCGCATACCGCTGTTTTACGATGGTCAGGCGACTATTAATTTGCGGAATGGTGGAACGTTTTACGGCGATATTACCTTCCGTGGATTTATAGGGCGAGGAAAGGTAACCGTCGACGGCTTGAGTCAAACCACGAAGGTAGTCGGAAACGTATTCGCAGCGTGTAACATATTGACATTCGAAATTAAACGTTTAACGCTAAATGCGCGTAGCTCTAGTTATGCGGCGGTATCATCCGTTCAAAATACGTATGCTATATTCCGCGATTTACAGGTTTTCGGAAATGGCGCTAGTTTTGGAATAGATTTTATGCAAAGCGGATATGGCGAGGTAATAAATAGCGGTGTGCATAACGTAGAGGTTGCCGTTTCTGGGCGATATGGAGCAACAGCGCATCTTATGACGGTTAGCGGAAAAGGTTCCGTGCGTGGTGTATATGCGTATGCGGGCTATGTCGTAGGGACAGGTCAAGCGCCGGAGGGTGGCGTTTCTAACCAAGCGGAACAATTAGGTGGGAAAATTCACGCAACCTTCACTTATCCGACAACAACGCCGGTAACGCCGCCGTCAGCACCGGAAACAAAAAACACGTGGAGTTCAACGGGCAGTCCAAAAGGCGATGCTTGGCGGCCACAGTTTGGCGGGCAATGGTGGAACGACGGTAGCGTAGTGCAAGGCGGATGGGGCGGACTCGGCGCGTATTCGGGATTATGGTTATTCGGATCAGCGCCTTCTAACGCGGTCACCGGCAAAACGATTAAGTCGATGCGCTTATACGTCGAACGGAAAGCAGGCGGTAATAGCGGAAACGTTAACGTCACTTTCCGACCACACACGTACACGTCGCGACCAAGCGGACAGCCGTCTTACCAATCGCCGAGCACGCAAGCCGGATTCTCCGTCGGCACGAAGAAGTGGATTACGATACCGAGCTCGTTCTATGCCGGCTTCCAAAACGGCACGACGAAAGGAATCGGAATTTACGTCAATTCGACAAGCACGTCCAACTACGCCAAGTTTAACGTAGACGCGCGCCTGGAAATCACGTACGCATAAGGAGGCGGAATAATGAAACTCGTATTATACGCGGAAAGCAACGCAGTCCTTGAGGTAATCGAGGACTTGCGCGACATAGAGGTCGAAGCCGACGCAGTTACATGGCGCGATGGTTCTTTGCGCGGAATCAAGGCGCAATATATAATCGTGCCGGACGATGCGGAAGTTGGCGCGGAAGTGTCGGCGGAATTAATCGCGCAAGACCAAGCGGAGCAATTCCGCAAGATAGACTTGGCGGAGGAAAATCGCCAGTTGAAAGAGCGCCTAGACTTTACGGAACTGGCGCTAATTAACGTTATGGATATGATGTAACTCGGAAAGGAGGCGGTTACTTTTTACGGATTCATTTTAAACATGTGGGCATCCGGAAAGATAACGGAAACTCAAGTACGCAGCTATGCGGTTAAAGGGTTTATTACGGCAGAAGAGGCGGACCAAATCCTCGCAACTCCGCAACAATAGCATTTAGCGAATGCGGAAGGGAGGCGGAAACATGACGGAACCGAGCGGCCACGAACTGAACGAAAAGATAGCGGACATTCGCGAATGGTTAGTGCGGATTGATACGAAAATGGATATGATGTCGGATATTAAGTATCGCGCGGAAAGAGCGGAAGAGAAGGCGGACTTTGCGGAAGTGAAGGCGAGCAAGGCGTTATCACTCGCGGAGCAGAATCGCGATGACATCGTAGAAATGAAAGTGAATACGAAGTGGGTTTGGGGCGTTATGCTGACCGGATTAGGGATAATCGTGGCGGTAGTAGCGCTTTTTATATAAGCCAGTTGGCGGCCGCTGGGTTGAACATTTGACGGATGGACAAACGCGACCGCCAACCTTAACGTAATTATACAACGAAAGGGAGCGGATAAGCAATGACGAAGTTAATAGTGCTGGACGCAGGTCACGGACCGGAAACGCCAGGCAAACGAACGCCCGACGGAATGAGGGAATACGAATTCAACCGCGTGGTCGCTAACTACGCCAAAGCGGAACTCGAGCAATACGAAGACGTGGCGGTCATGTTCACGCATTCCGATGCGCGCGATGTGCAGTTAAAAGAGCGGACGGATGCCGCGAACAAAGCCAACGCCGACATGCTCGTATCTATTCACGCGAACGCATTCGGCAATGGCGGTTGGAGAAACGACGTGGCGGGTATCGAGACGTTTTCTTGGGATGGTCACTCGCCGAACGGTGATCGATTGGCGGCGCTCTTGCAGGCGGAACTAATCGCGGCAACCAAACGCCCGAACCGAGGCGCGAAGAAGGCGAATTTCCATATGCTGCGCGAATTTAACAAGGCGAGCGCGCTAGTCGAGTGCGGATTTATGACGAACCAAACGGAAGCGGCGCTTTTGAAAACGGACGCATACCGTAAAACGTGTGCGGTTGCTATTGCGACGGGAATCGCGAAATACTTCGGGCTAAAGCGCAAGCCAGCACCAAAGCCGAAACCGGCGGTTAATCCGAATGTATTTTATCGCGTAGTGACCGGCTCATTTAACGATAAAGAGAACGCGGAGCAACGCATGGCGGACTTGAAAAAGGCGGGCTTCGACTCGTTCTTGCTTGCGGAGGTGAAGAAGTAATGGCGAACAAATGGCGGAATCACGGGCTATGGGTGGCGCTTGCTAGTGCGGTATTGCTTGCGGCGCAGTCAATCGGCGCATTAATAGGCTACGAGATTACGAACGAATGGATTGCCGACGTCATGGTGGCGGTGAACTCCTTGCTTGCGGTGCTGGTCGTGCTTGGCGTAATAAGCAATCCGGCGAGCGGGCGCGGATTTATTGACGAAGATGGCGAACGCCCTTTATTATAG